ACATCAATCGCCTTGACTGATGTTGTAAGGGCTTTCTCTAGCTTGCTGAGAGCCTCTACAACAGGTTTTGCGTAGTCTGGTGACTCTGGGACTTCTTTGCTTGCAAGCTCGTCAATAGACTCACGTATGTCCATTAGAAGTGAGCCCATGTTGCCTGAGTTCTGCTCATCCTTGCCTTGTTGAGATTGGATGGCAACAATAGCGAGCTGGAGCTTCTTACTAATATCACCTAGTGCTTCGAGCTGCTTCTGAGAGGCTTCGTACTGTTCTAGTTGGGCTAGTTGCTCAACACTCAGCTTACTGCGGTCAATCTCTTTCACGACCACCTCAGATACATTCTTAACTCATCAGCATCAAACCTGATTATTCTGCCGTCAACCTCTATACCAAACTCCCCAGGTGCTACTCTAGGTGTTGTCTTGGTTACGATCTCGATGCCATTATGTGAGCTGGGCTGGTGTTCTCGTGTAGGATGATTCCAATAGACCATTACACCGTTACGGAGTCGGTGGTAGCCTCTGTCTCTTTCAGGTATAAGATTAAGACCACTCTTGCGAGCTTCTTTTGCTTTTGTCTCATCTAACTCAGCCACTTCTTGCTGGCTCAGACTTGTTTTTCTCATATTCTGTTTTTCCCTCGCCCTGATTATAACACACCAAATGGTAAAAAGTTCATATAAACAAAAGAGGCCCGAAGGCCCTTTTGCGACGCTCTTACGAGACGTCCCCCTGCGATAAACGCATTACTTATATGTTAACACATGTAAACGCTTATGCAAAGACACCTCCGTAGGTGTCTTGATGAGTTTCTCTACTCGTTATCTAGTGAGAAACCTGTCTCGGCTGGTGGCACGTTACGCGGATCGTTGGGGTCGCGATCCAAGTGTTGTGTGGTGTTGCTTTCGTTTTGAACTTCCACAACTTCTTCCACTACTACTTCTTCTACTTCTTTCTTCTTTCGTCCCATTATTTTCTCCTTTAGGTTAAACATTTTTTATTAGCCTACGTTTTTGCCTCCAGACACTTGTGCGGCGGCTGTTGCATTAACTGCGTTCTGATCGGCTACGCCAGATGCCAGTGTGGTTGCACCCCAAGACATGTGACCACCTGTATCTATAGGATCGGTTGTTGAGATGTCCTCACCAACTGCCATATCACGAGCGGTCACTACCTGTGTAGTATCTGTATTAGCATCTGCTGTTACTTGTGGATGTGCTTTGGTACCAAATGAGTAGTTGGTGCCTTCAGTCGCACCATTGTTAATTGCTACCTTTAGGTTATCAAGCATTGTTGCGGCACTACCACCAATCAATACCTCATAAGGTACGTTGGCTACACCAGCGACTTCAGTAGTTACTACAGTACCCATTTTAGCTGCACCCCATGACAAATGAGAGCTAGTCTCACCTAGTGAGTATTCGTTTGCTCGTGTACCAAATTCTCTAGCTTCCACGAGCTGAGTGGTATTGGTGTTAGTTGTAGCAGTTACTAGTGGGTGAGCGTATGTACCTACACTATATTCTGTACCTTCAGTACCACCAGAGTCATTGATGGCAATCTTGAGGTTATCGAGAGCAGCAGCAGCCGAAGCACCTATTAGGACTTCAAATGCCTGTGCTGGACTTGAGAGTGCAGTTTTGAATGTGTAAGTGTACCCTTCAATCGTTACGGTATCACCGTCACTTGGCGCGGTGGCATCACTTGTCAATAACCCTGTTGCTTTCACACCTGTTAGAGTTGTTTTGAAAGTATAGGTTATATCTCCAATCTTAACCGTGTCACCGTCAGCTTGTGCAGTGGCATCACTTGTAAGTGTACCTGCTGCCAGAGTACCAGCCATTGTAGAAGCATTGGTCTCTAAGTAAATGACTTTCTGTTCTAGTTTAGAGTCGTTGGGGTAAGATGATGGGTCTAGACCCATAACATTAGCCCTATTGACTAATTCTGCGCGTGATGGCATTTTTGTTTTTCTCCTTTTTCTTTTATTTTTTTTTACTTCTTTTCTCTAAGGAGGTGAGAGTAGGACTTTAGTTGATACTCGGACAGGCTACTAGCCAGCTTTTCTCTGCCTTAGATAATTGGATTATATCACAAAGCCCCCAAAAAGGGGGCTGAGTAGAAAAAGCTATGTAGTCTAGCTTAAGGAGCGGTTGTTCGAGTCAATTCAACTACGCTTGCTGCACGTTCTACACCGACACCATAGATGGCGTGTAGTACGGTCTTCCAACCAATAGCATCTACGCTGTATTCCATTTCAAACTTAGGTTTGAGTTGTTGGGCTACATTGATAGCACTCTTGTGGAAGAATAGGTTGCGGCCAGTTGTTGAGGTAGGCACGTTACCACTGTGGTAAATGTCCATGCCATACACACTAGCTACTAGACCATTTGAGCCGTCTACTGCCAAGCCAGTTTTACCTGTTTGGTCGTAGGCAACATACTTGTTAACACCACTGAGGTCTTGCTTAGTGTAGTGACCAACAATACCACGTCGTTCGCTTTGTGGAGTGTTAGCTGCATCAAGAGCGGCTACTACTGATAGGATATCAGCGTCGTCGACTGCTGCACCACCTGATACTGAAGTACCGGCACTACCGTATAGCGCCATAATGTCAGTGTCAATTTGTCGAGCTACACCCTCTGCCATACGTTTTTGGAACGCACTCTTGAGGTCATAGTTAGACTGTACTTTTGCAATGTCCTCGATCAATACAGCTACATAGTAGTGTTTGTCGATGTTCAGAGCGATTGCAGTACCTTCAGGGCTGTCATAGGTTACGTTAGTTGAAGCAGATTTTGCACGAGCGTTCACAGTAGCTGTGAAAGGAATGCGTGCAACGTCTCCACCATCAGATACTAGACCTCTACGGTCTTGTACTAGCTTGGCGGCTTGGAGAGCAGCATCAAAAGGTTGTTCTACCTCTCGAGACCACATCTCTTGGATATACTGGGCTGTTTGGGCAATCGAACGGGTTACGTTCGAGCCAGTCGTAGGAGCTGCCATTTTGTTTTTTCCTTCTTTTTATTAGTTTTTGGGCATACTGAGTTTTATCATTGCCTCTAATTCTTTGTCTGTCATGCTCTTGGGATCCTTATTTGGATCCAGGTTGAGCGTTTTTGCTGCACTACCATCAGGGCGTAGCCCAGTAGCGGCAGCTTGTTTTGCAATATTCTTTTGTGCTCTAGCAACCTTGTTACCTGCCATGCGCTCGGCTTGTTCCACAATACTCTCTACATAATCGGCGTAGCGTATCTGGGGGTTTTGTACCATGCCAGTGCTGGCATCATACCCAACCATTTGTAGATACATTTGGTTCACTGAGTCGGCTAGGGCGGGATCAAGTTCTGCTGAGTTTTTGTCAAACTGCGGATATTTTGATTCTACCTTTGGAGCATCTATCTCTAAGCGACTTTCCCATTTAATTGACTCGGCTTGAGCAATACCTTGTTGGTACTGTTGCTGTGCCACTTGCTGGCGGTCAGCCTCTAGTTGAGCAATTGTATTGGGGTCGGCGTCAAGTGCTTCGCTGTAGTTCAGCCCGCCTAATGGTTGTGGCTGCTGATACTGCTGCTGCGGCTGCTTCATTTTCTCTAGAAGCTGCTGTATGCGCAGACTCTCACGTCGAGATGGTGGTCGTTCCTCTACGGGTTCAGGTTCGTCTTCTTGTGACTCTGTTTCCCCTTCTGGTTCAGACTCTTCAAGATTCTCCTCTTCTTCGGGCTCATCCTGAGTCTCTTCGGTAGATTCGGGTGGAGTTTCAACTGGCTGTTCGTCCACTACCTCCTCTTCGTTAGTTGTTTCGGTAGTATTCTCTTCGGCCATTGTTGTTTTCTCCTTCGTTTTATTTTACTGCCCACGTTCTAGGTTCGGGCGACTCCTCACAAACTTTTTTATTTTCCAGACCCCGCATTTATATGGCGCCTCGGTCGGCTGCGCTTATGCTGTATTATACAACTATATTTCAATCTTTTTCAATTTTGGCATACCTTCACTATCGGTGCCGAGACAAATATAATCTGTAGGCAGAAATTGGCATAATGGTCCCATTTCTGTCTCACCTATAAGTTGGTTGCCTTCCATGTGCCACGAATTAGGTTTTAGCCTTTTAAGGTTCTGCCTAACATCGTCAGCATTTCCATGTGGTATGTGCTCAGGGGGCGTCTTACCCCAGCGGCTAAACTCCTTAAGAGTCTTGGGATCCATCCTCTACTCCTTGCTTAACATTATCGTAGTAGTTAATTAGTGTATTGAGTTCTCGAATAACTAAGTTAGCAACAGCCCAATTGTCAGCTCTCTCTTGAGAAGTGGCGTCAGCTATCGCCTTGCTACCATCTGGCAGGTAAGTTTGGTAGAACATAATACGCTCTTGCCAATACTCTTTTTGTTTTTTGTACTCAGGTGTGTGGGTATAGCGGGCAGTCCGCTTCTCTTCCAGCAGCTCTTTTTCGTCTGGCTGAGTAGTAGGTAGTTGTGTTAGTTGGTTGTCTCCGATTATACCGTTGACTGGCTCCATATTCCTCCTATTGATTTAGTATTTCAGCAGCTTGAGCAACATCTGGGTCAGAGTAGACACCTGTTTTGTTCGCAATAGTTTGTGGCTTCATAGCCTCTGCTTCTGCCTGTTGTTGTTGCATCTGCTCCATTTGTTGTTGCATCTGGGCGTAGGCGTTCTTAAGTTGCTCGTTCTCGTCAATTAGAGCCTGCTCTTCGGGGCTAGGCGCATCTTTCACAACCACAAAGTCCTTAGCATTCTTAATACCACTGAGTGTCTCATAGGCTGACATCAT